CCTATTAGATTCTTCTCCAGCGTTCCAATCAGGAGTGTGCGGATGGAACCCATCAGGTACAACAACTTTCTCTCAACATTACATCACTGTATGTCCTGAGAAATTAAACGAAGCTCTTTGCTACAAAGACCTTTACACAACTTACCAATCTATGTTAATGAATCCAGGTGAAGTAAGTGAAACAGTTCCATTTGAACAAGCAATTATGGAATTGAAAGTTAAACAAATTCAACAAAGAATTGAACAACAATTATGGCAAGCTACAAAAAATGGCGGTAGTTGTTTTGACGGTTTGAAAACATTAATTTCAACTGGTTCAACTTATTCTGCAGGTATCGGTTTATCTCATAACCCAACAGCTTTCTCAACAACTGCTTCTTACGGTACTGATGGTAACGCTATTACTGAAGTTGATAAATTGATTAATGCTTTAGATGATAACGCATTATCAAGAGAAGACTTAGTAGTGTTTATGAGTTATGCTAACTTCAGAATCTACTTACAAACATTAACAAGAGCTAACTTCTTCCAAAATTATATCGGTAATACTGATGTAACTAGTCAGATGGAAGCTACTCATCCAAACACAAACATCAAAGTTGTTCCAACAATCGGATTGAATGGTTCTAACCAAATCACAATCGGACCTAAGGAATACACCGTCGTGGGATTTGACCTTTTGGATGATCATGAAAAACTCAACGCTTGGTATTCAGTTGACTTTGATGAATTAAGATTCAGAGCTAACTACAACTATGGTGTAACAATCGCTTCATTCGGTTCTACAGCATATTTCGCTACAAACAACTTAGCGTAAACAAAATAAATTATGGGGGATGAAAATCCCCCTTTAAATAAAACTATAAACATTATGTCTTCTTGTTATATATCTTCAGGTGTCCAATTAGGATGTTCAGATGGAATAGGTGGTATTAATTATATCTACATCTTAGGTGGTGCTTCAGGTGCAACTGTATCTGGCGTTACTTATGATGCAAATGATGAAATTACTGGTGCAACTGGTAATGGTACCTTCTATAAATTTGCTTTAAAAAGAAATACATCAGTATTGGATCAAGCTGTAAATAAGAACTTTGCTAACGGAACAATTTACTATACTCCAACATTGAAAGTTGTATTTTATTATTACCAAGCTTCATTACGTGACCAAGTGTTACTATTGGCTAAAAATGATAACTTACAAGTAATCGCGGTGGATAGAAATGGTACACAATATATGTTAGGTTTAACTAACGGTTTGTATATTTCAGCTGGAACAGCATCTTCTGGTACTCAGTTTGCTGATAGAAACGGTTGGGAAATTACATTTACTGGTGAAGAACCTTTATTGGCTCCAATCATCAGCGGTAGTTTATCTTCTGTATTCAGCGGTTTCACGTTCGCTTAATAGCGTTCTTTTTTATACTCATATAAATTGGGGGATGATTGCTCGTCCCCTTTTTTTATTTCTATTCAATTTTCAATTTTTTATATTTATTATTATGATATACATCAATAAAACTCAAGATAATACATTAGTATTGAATATTAACAACAATATAAGTGTTTCTTATACGAGTTATACTTTTACCTTTACCCACGTTATGTCTGCAGAAATACAGAATTATATCTTATCTCCAACTTATGAAAACAACAGATACTCAACGTTTGATTTAAATTTAACTTCAGATGATCTGGTTTATGAAGGACAATATCTTCTACAAATTTATGGTAATGGTACTGATATGATTTATACAAATTTTGCTATGGTTGAAGGTACAGAAGAATCAAATCCATTCTATGAATACATTTCTCCAAATGAAACAATGGAAAGTTATGTATATATAAACGATGAAGGATTTAACCAAGTTAATGAAAAATAATTTTATGCAAGAAAATTTAGATATAAATTCAAATCCCAAATTAAATCAGTTTAGAAAACTGAATTTTAAAACTGCTACACTTCCTGTTTATGCGGAAGTTTTTGCTCGTTATCCTTGGGTATTCTACGGTAATGACAATTTAATGCCAGATTATTTAATTGGCCAATATAATGCTTGTGCAATTCATAAAGCAATTATTGATACAAAAGTTAACCAAATTATGGGTGATGGAATTGTTTCTTTGGATAATCCAATGTCCACAATATATCCTGTGAATGGAAATGAAACAATTGGTGAGATAATGAGAAAATGTGCTTTGGATTATATGTTATTCGGAGGATTTGCTTTAAACTGTGTTTGGAGCAATGATAGAACACAAATAGCAGAAATTTATCACGTAGATTTTAGTAGACTACGTTCAGGTAAATTAAATCCTGAAACAGATAAGGTAGAATGTTATTATTATTCACCTCAATGGTCAGCAGCTAAAAAATTCCCACCTCAAGAAATTGCTGCTTTTGGTAAAGATGTTAAGGACCCAATTCAAATATTTTACCATAAAGATTATCAACCAAATATGACCTATTATCCCGTACCTGATTATTCGGGAGGATTACCAGCAACAGAAATATTTGTTGAGATTCAAAATTTCCATAAAAATAATTTACGTAAGGGAATGAGTCCATCATTGTTTATTTCAATGAATAATGGTATACCAGGTCCTGAAGAACAAAGAATCATTGTTAGAGGTTTGGAAGAACAATATGGTGGTACCGATGGAGCTGGTCAAGCCATCGTATCATTTAATGAAAGCAAAGAACTTGCTCCTGAGATAACTCAAATTCAAAGAAATGAAAATGACAATTATTATTCAGTTGTATATGATGATATTATTCGTTCAATCTTATCAGGTCATCGTGTAAGTTCTGGTGAATTATTCGGTATTACAACAGCTGGTAAATTGGGTAGCAAAGATGAGGTTATTAATCATACAGAATATTTCCGTAAAATGGTTATTATGCCTTATCAAAATAAAATGATTCCTGTTTTCAATAAAATTATGAGTTTATATTCGGGTAAACAAACAACCTTTGAAGTTAAACCATTATCAATATATGAAATTGGTAACATCACAGAAGAACCAAAAGTTAAATAATTATGGCAACAACATTACTCGTATCAGAAATAAAATTAAAGTCTTTCACAAATATCAATAAAAATGTTGATATAGATTTATTACGTTCTGAAATATTGGTAGCTCAAGATACAATTCTACAAAACATATTGGGTGGTTTATTTTACCGTCATATGTTATCAGGTGCTACAACAAATACATTAAATTCGGATGAAACAGAATTATTAAATGAATATATTCAACCCGCTTTAATTCACGCAGCATATTATACAGCAATCCCACATATCCATTATAGAACAATGAATAGAGGTATTGTAGTAGGTGATATGGAATCAGCAAAAGCGGTGGATTTTGAAACGATGAAATATCTTCGTAATATTCAAAAAGAAAGAGCTGACTTTTATATTATGCGTTTGCAGGATTATCTAATTCTTGGTTATGGTATTGGTAAGTTCCAAACTTATATGACACAAACCACATTGGATGGTATGCTTCCGGATCGTAAACAAGGTTATAATAATGGAATCTATCTTGCTTATGTAACAAGAAAAGGTTACAATGAAGCCAATATGATGAATAGTGGTATTCAAGGATATTCTGATTTACAACAACAAAACCCTCCAGGAATGGATTGTATATAATTTATGGACATTAATAATATTAGAAAAATAAGATTTGAACAAGATGAGGAAACCTTCAAATTTCCTGCTGGTTTTAAACCGGCCAAATCTGTTCCAGAAGGTGATGCAGGAATGATGTGTCATACGTGTTCTAAGTGGAATTCTGACACTCAATTATGTCAAGGGAAATATTATATCAAATGGAACGGAAACGGCAAAATACCCGATAATAATCCCAACCAGTTCGCTTGCGTTTGGTGGGTTGATAAAAGATTAGATAAATAATGAAGGAACTATTAATGATGATAGTACCTTCTATCATAGCATATTTTATTGGATATAAGAAGACTCAAGTTAAATTGGAAAAGGATAGACTGACCAACCTTGAAAAATCTATTGGGATTTATCACAAGATAATTGAGGATATGACAAAAAAGATTGATTCATTATCAAAAGAAGTTTCAAGATTGGAAATACAAATCCACGATTTATTGACTGAAAATAAACGACTTAAAAAAATGGTATGATAATACACGAGTTGAAAACACCCATTTGGGTTGAAACTCCCCTTGGAAAAGGGAAATGTATTTGTTGGATTGATTATAATATTGATACAAACACTATCTGGAAAATTGTGTTTATTGAGGATGGAAGCGTTAGGAATTTTGATGATGTTGATATTAGAGTCATTCCCAATTATATGAACGGTGAAAAAATAAAAATACCTGAAAATTGGAAAAATGCTAATTGTTAAAACATATCTTGATAAATCTGAAATACACGGAATTGGTTTATTTGCAGATGAAGATATTGAAAAAGGAAAAGTTGTAGGAAAAATAACTAACTTGGATTTTAAGGTAAACAAGATAAGCATTGCGAATAGATATATGGATTGGATGATAGATACATATGTTGATAAAGGAGAATATATACAAACATATATGGACAATATGAGGTTTATGAATCATTCTGAAGACCCAAATTGTTTTGACACAGAAAATGTTTGTATTGCAATAAAAGATATTAAAAAAGGTCAGGAATTGACCTGTGATTATAAAAACTTATAAATATGAACTCATTTGAATTAATCCAACAAATTAAATTGGATATTAAAAAAGGAAAATTTAAATCAAATAAAGATATTTCTGCAAATGATTTTGCTGATTACCCATGGGATACTTGTGTTGCTGACCAAATCAAAGCTTATGGATCTAAAAGCATAGCTGAAAAGGTA